ATGTCACAAACAATGGAAACAACAAAAAGAGTTAAACAACTTTCCTCTGAAATGAAAGAGTATGTTAAAACACTTACTAAGAAAGAAAGAAAGTATTTCTCAGTTATGTGGGCAAAGTATGGAGTTCTTTTTATCACTTCAAAGCCAGGTGTTGCAAAATCAGCAATAGGTCGCTCAATCGCAAATAAGATGAACTTCAAGTATGTTGATATGAGATTGAGTATGAATGATGAATCAGACTTTAAATTCCCCTACCTAAGAGATGCAAATTATGATGGGGATGATATTAAAGTTTCTGGATTTGCAGTTCCACAATGGGCTTATGATGCAAACCAACAACCAACTCTTATCCATTTCGAAGAACTTAACAGAGCTCCTTTATTTGTTAGAAACGCAGCTTTGCAAATTCTGTTAGAAAGAGAAATTGGTGACTTTGAGTTCAATGACAATGTCATTATGATGGCATCAGGTAACTTAGGAGACGAAGATGGTACTGATGTTGAAGAACTTGATTCTGCACTTAATAATCGACTAGTCCATATCTCTCACACACTTAGTACAAATGAGTGGATTACCGACTTTGCAGATGAAAATGTACACACACTAATTGTGTCTTATATCAAAGCACATCCAGAGAAAATGTATCAACCATCAACTGATAATGGTCCTAAAGCATATGCAACACCACGTTCATGGACAATGCTTTCGGAACTTATTATTTGTAATTTTGGTGAAGATGCATCACCTAAAGAGTTTCTACCACTTCTAAGAGAAGTTGCAGTTGGATACTTAGGAAGTACTGCTCTTAAATTTTTACAATACTGTGAAGACATGTTAAATGTCTCTATCATAGATGTACTTAACAACTATGAAGGTGTTAAGAAAGATTTAGAAAAATACAATAGAGATAAAAACTCTGAACTTATCAACGAGTTAAAAGAGTTTAAGCTAGAAGATTTGACTAAGAAACAAATCATTAACGTTGAAAAATTCATCAGAACAGTACAGGCTGATGAGCAAACAGCATACTTACTTTATATTTTGGACGAAAGTCAAGATGTTGGAAATTCTAAAGTAAAGAGCTTCTTACTTAATTTCAAAGAAACCCTTCAATTGATTGAAAGAAAGAACACTCAAAAATAAGTTGTTTCATTGTGTTTATTAAAGAGGGTTTTGTATTATATACAAAACCCTCTTTTTTTGTATATTTTTTTAAACAAAAAGTAAAAAAAAAGATATATAACTTATGTATGAAGTAAGAATAATTTTGATTAATAGATTTGGTGAGTTTGTGGGTAAAAAAGTAAAGGTAGATGATATTGGATTAAAAAAGATAAAGTCAATATCAGTTACGTTTTACCAACAAGGTGGGTTTGAATTAGATTGTGAAGATGGTAATTTTTTAGTAGTCCCACCAAATATAATAATGGAGTCATTGGTTAAGTTAGAAATAAATAAAATATAGAAAATGGAAATTGAAAAAGAAATAGAAGTTAGACATAAGTTTAAAAAATTTGGTGGTGTCTTAATACCTGATGCCGTTGAGTATATTAAAGAATATATTTCTTTAAAGCCAATGGCTACTATAACTGTTGGGTGTGATTCCGTCCAAAAGAGAAGAAAGACTATATATGCTATTACAATTATGTTATATAATAATGACATACGGAATGGTGCACATGTTGTATATTTTATTGAAAGTAAAAAAAAGATACGAGACAACCAAGAAAGGCTATCAAAAGAAGCACAATATGTTTATGATGTTGGTACTTACTTAGATTCTAAGTTATCAGATTTTTATAAAAGAAAAGATTTGTCTGATTATCAAAGGAAACGGTATAAATTTCATTTATTAAAATGCAAGGGCGAGTATTCTTATGTACTACCACATTTAGAAGAAAATGTTATAAATAACTTAAAGCTAGATAGTATAGATAATTCAGAATTTAAATGTGTTGATATACATGTTGACTTTAATCCATTTGAGGGGAATGTCAATGATAAGGGTGTTTTCAAAAACAAATCATATCAAGCATATAAAAGCTATGTACCTTGGCTGAGAGGTGTTGGTTTCAGAACTTGGGCAAAGCCTAATTCAGAAGCGGCAACATCAGCAGCAGATTTATTGTTAAAAGATTAAATTGTATAATGATAATACTAAATAATTTAGTATATTTGTCATATAATAAAAAAAAACTTATATCAGTTATGAATAAAAGAGAATTAAAAGTTATTGCAGTATCATATAGTGAAGCAAATGATGGATCTTGTATTGTTGTACTAGGTGATAAATCTAGTAAACTGAAGTTACCAGTAATTGTTAACCCAGTAGAGGCTAAGAGAATAGTTATAGAAGTGGAAAGAGTTAAAAATAAGACATTAACTATACACGATGTGATGAAAAACATAACTGATACATATTCAGTAGATGTTAAGGAGGTATTTATCCATACTGTATTAGCTGGTATCTATTACGCAAAACTAATCACATCTAATGGAGACAATGATATAGAGATAGAATGTAGCACTGGTGATGGTATCGCCTTATCCTTAGTATACAAATGTCCACTATATACTACCGATGAAGTAGTAAAGAATGTTGGGATAGCTATAAATGAAGATGGTACACCTGTTATTGATGGAGACATAGAAGAAGAATTGAGTTCTGAGTCTGATATAAAAGAGGATATTAATACTGTGGAAGGACTTAATAATAAACTTAGAGATGCTTTGGAAAATGAGGATTATGAAGAGGCTGCCGAGTTAAGAGATAAAATAGAAGATATCAAGTCCTAACATTTTATAACATAATATTTATATTCAAAAAAGCATTATCCTTATAGATAGTGCTTTTTTTTATATATATAGCAAAATAATTTATATATGAGATTTAATTTAGGTGATATTGTTATAAAAACAACTGGTGGTAATAGAATGACTATATATAGCCAAGTCAATAGTAATAAGTACTTGTGTTCGTGGTTTGTTGGTAATAAATTCTTTAGTGATACGTTTTTAGAAAACGAATTAGTTACTACGGCTGAGTATAGAAAAATTCTAATTAGAGAAGAAAGAACAGACAAAATAAAAAGCATAATATATTGATATGGAGTTTAGTATGAATTTAGTATATCATAAATATATTATGAAAGTAGTTCTATTCTCGGTGTTTTTATATAAAAGTGACATAAGAAAACCAGACATTTATAAAGAAAATATTATATTATTTGTCAAAAAGAGAGTGGGTTGGAAAATTAGTCTAGTCATAGATACTGGTAAAAGATTATCCAAACAAGAGGAAAGGAGTCTATTTTTAGATGAAATATTAAATGATATAAAGACGGATTATATGTCTAGTATAATGGTATCATTCACCACACCGTTGAAAAGAGTTATTATGTTAGTTGATTTAAAACAACAAGAAAAGTATGAGAAATTTATATACTCTTGAATACTAAACTTTTTATCATATATAAATATAATCCTTATGAAAGAAAGTATATTAGAAGATTTAGAATGTTTTAAAGATAAAGAGTTCAAGTTTGAACCAGGTTTGCATAAGTATACACACAATGGTGATGAAATGGTATCTGTTACTACATTTATACAACAGTTTCATAAAAAATTCGATAAACAATACTGGTCACTTAGAAAAGCACATGAGCAGAATGTTCCACAAGAATGGATTATAAATGAGTGGCAAAAGCTTAATGACTATGCAAATGAAATTGGTACAGACACACATAATTGGATAGAGGATTACTTCAAAGGTAATTGGAATAAATTACCAACTAATTTAGATGTTATAAATAGGATAAATAAGTTCAATATAGTATATGCTGAAAACTTATATAAATTAGAACCATTAAAGTTTGAGTTAAAGGTATTTTCTAAAAAATGGAAGCTAGCAGGTACTATTGATTCTCTTTTTATGTATAGGGGAAAACTTGTGATAGTGGATTGGAAAACAAATAAAAAATTTGATACAGATGAAACATTAAAATATAAAGAAAGACTATTTCCACCATTCCACGACTTTAATAAATCACACCTATCGGAATATTCAATACAAATATCACTATATTCTCTGATACTTAAAGAGTGGGGATTTAATGTTAGTGCTGGATACTTAGTTCATATAGGACCTGGTGATGAACCTGCAAAAATATATAAGTGTATTAATATGGTGGGTATATTAGAAGAGTATTTAAATGGTAGTCAATACTAAAATAAAAAAAAGAGCTTTAAAGCTCTTTTTTTTATTCTAAATATAAATCTTTCGATTTTATTATATCCAATATATCATCTGTGATATCTGACTCCTTCTTACAATAAACAATCTCCATTTTCCCAAAAACTATATCAGCATCGTTATCTTCAGACCAACCCTTTATTATAGTAGAAAGTTCGTCATAACATTTTTCATTTAAGCTTTCGCTTATCTTTTTCAATTCTTCTTTAAATCCCTTTTCCAAATCTAATGCTTTCTCTGATACTGTCTGTATTTGCATATCAGTTTTTTCATCTCTCTTGCCATTGCTTGAAGAATCTTTTAAAAGTTTGTTTATTTCCTTTTTATAAGGCTCTAATTCATTTAAAAATTCTTTCTTCTTTTCTTCTATCTTACCAACACCTAATCTGTATGTCTTGTAGTGTTTAGTCAATATTTGAAAATCTACTGCTTTTATATTTGTTGCCATGTTTAAACTTTTATTTATTATAGTATCAATGAGTACAAAAGTTTAGGATATCATTTACTACCAATCTAAATATCAGTAGGATTTTCATATTCATCAATTAGCATATTTAATGCAATCTCGTATCTTTCTATAAGCTTATGATCTTCGCTTAGTGTAGAATCTGGTGGTGTGTCAATTAACTCTATTAATCCATTTATAACTATACCTTCCTCTGTGGCTTTATTATATTCTATTTCTACAAGAGTTTTCCTATCACCAATAAGTTTTGCATAGTGTTTATTTTTAATATGGTATTTAGATTCATCTAAAAAATCATCAACCTCTCTTATATATCCTATTAAAATGTCCGACACAACAGATGCATTGTCCTCTTTCTTAACAAATACCCCAAGTCCCACTTGGTATACTTCTAGGTATTTGATCCCATCACTACTTAGTTCTGTACTCCATTCTTTTGCTAACCTTTTTAGTAATGTGTTTAAGCGTTTAGAAAATTTTGAATTGGTCTGTTCACATACTCTGTACCACGTTTTAAGCCTATGTGATTTAACATCTGACTCTTTTGATACATCTATGTTATAATATATGTATAGAGCCTCTACAAGTGTTGTATAGTCTCCCTTGTCAAGTAATTCATTAATATATTTAAAAAATTCTAATTCACTATCCCTTCCTCTTGAAGCCAATAGGTCAATCTTTTTAAAAATCTTTTCTAATTTTTTCCTATATAAATTTTTGCTATTTCTCATATTATTCAACTAGTTCAATAATAGAACTTTTTTTGATATCAAATGTTTTACTATCTTGTTTTGATTCTTCTGTTTCTATTTCAACAAAACCATCTTTATTAGATATTACTATTGCGTTAGTCTTATCCTTATTTCCCTTAGAAAAATAGGCTATTTTATCCCCCTTACTAAAACCCTTTTCTAGATAAGGAGAACCATTCCATTCATATTCCTCGCCATTTTCTGCAAGTTCTTTAGCTTTCTTTAAGTCAAAAGCTTCATCTTTGGATATTTCCTCTAACTCTTTCTTTCTATTACTTTGAGATTCCTTATTTTTTGATATCTTTTCTTCTATACCATCAATCATACTCTTAAAAAATTCATCATCTTTAGCCATATCTTCTGTAAGACCAGTATCATTTAGTATACTAGATGTTTCTTTTCTAAGTACATCTTGTTGCATTTCTAACTTCTTAAGACTTATGTAACTTTTAATCTTCTTATTAGACTCTTCTCTCACAATCTCATCAAATCTAATGTCAAATTTCTTTTTTATTATTCTCACCTCATCTTCAAAGTTTTTTGTTGCTTTTTTTATATTATTTTTAAGTGCATCTACATCTATATCATCCTTAGAATCTTTCTCTGAGTTTATATATTCACCGTATTTTTTTATGGCTTCTCTCTTTTGTTCTTGTGAAGAAAGTATTTCAGATTTATACTCATCCATTAGCTTTTCAACCTTCTTTGCAGATCCAAACATTTTAGAAAATCCAATAGATATTTTATTCTTCAAACCTTTAAATAGTTTACCTATAAATTCTTCATTTACAGTCATCACAGGCTTTATATTCTTATCTGTTCTGAAATTAGAGAAGGTGTGGATATATCTTTTTTTCATCTTTATAATTTATTTTTATAGCTTATATATTAAAATAATTAAACCATATAGATATTTTTCATATAACAAGAAAAGATATCAAAATGAAAAACACAGATGCAGAAAAAAAAGTAGAAGAGTTCCACAAATTATTTGACTTACCAGTATTAGATAATCCACAAATACCATCTAAAGATAGGTGTGATTTGAGAGCTGAACTTCTAAAGGAGGAATTAAATGAGTTTATTGATGCAATAAGAGAAAAAGATTTGGTAGAAATAGCAGATGCTTTTGCAGATTTGAATTACGTGCTATCAGGAGCCATATTAGAATTTGGAATAGGTGATAAGTATGAAGAAATATTCAACGAAGTCCACAGAAGTAATATGAGTAAAGCTTGTGGTTCTATTGAAGAAGCTGATAAAACTATTAAGCATTACTTGGATAAAGATGGCACGGTGTCATATTGGGTTAAAAAGGGTAAAAAGTATTTAGTATACAGAACACTAGACAATAAGGTTTTGAAATCAATCAATTATTCACCTGCAAATTTGAAGTCTATATTGATTGAGGAGTAAATTATTTAACCTATATTTGCATAAGTTAATTAAATGTATAAATGGATAATATAGAAAGAAATATTAGAAAGCATAAAAAAGAGTTAAAGTCAATGGTGAATAAAATGAACAATAGCGATAAAATATGGTTCAGTTCACTAGTGAGTTCAAAAAGATATGACATACTATTTATGTGGAAAAATTTTAAATTTAGGAACAATCTAGAAAGACCACTTGTTATATATCGGAAAGTTTATGCTGATTCGTATAGTAGTGAAAGGGAAAAGGTTAAGATATATCCACCTAAATTTAAACATTTTATAATTGGTGTTAAAAAAATGGATTACTATATACCTACCAAAAAAGCATATCGAAAATCTGTATTAAAACATATATTAGAATAATATGAAGCATTTGTTAAAAATAAAGCCTAGTGTGGAGATGTGTAAAGCCAATAAAAGAACTTTTAACTTGAACATTTTAAAAAATAACATACCAAGTGAGATAAGTGATATTAAACATATAATAATGCCCAATATTGGTGAGTTTATGAAACTAGGAGATATGTCATATGTTTTAGAAAGTAGAAGTTTTCAAGTAACAACAGATTTTTATATAACTACACTATATTTAAATGAAGAAGAAAGTTATGATGACGGTGACAACTATGATGTGTTTAGTTAGTTATAATGATGATTTGTTAAATGTATATTTTTTAAATTTTAAAAATAATTAAATGAAAACAATACTAGAATATGATTTTATGATAGATGGTAGTAACACTCCAATTACTTTAACAATACCAGTACATTCGAAGATAATAACCGTGGGTGTTTCTAGATATGGGAATTCTAATTATTATTTGCTTGTTGAGATAAGACAAGAACATGATATGAACACCACAAAAGAAATAACACTGCAATCGGTAAACACAAATTTGACTATTGGTGATAATTTTAAATTCTTATCAACTGTTTATAGGACAAGCTGTTCTACTAATATAGTATCAAGTGGTCGTGTACTAGATTTTGCAATAGATAATTATGAAGAATCCTATAATATCTATATTGATGAAAATCTTCAAAAGGAAGAGAAGCGTGTTATAAATTTAAAGAAGCTAAATATATGAGTTTTATACAGATTTAGCTTCTTTAAATTTATATATTAAAATACCAAACTTAACCAATATTTAATTATATAAAAGTAAATAAGAAATTTAATGGTTAAACTTGCACTTAATTTTATTTGTAAAAACGAATCTCATATTATAGAGAAAATGCTTTATTCAACTAAGCCAATAGTTGACTTAATAGTAGCAACTGATACTGGTTCTTCGGATGGTACACAAGATATTATAAAAAAGTTTGGTAAAGACAATAACATACCTACTTATGTATTTGATAGACCATTTGACAACTTTGAAAATAGTAGAAATCATTCTATGCAGAAGTTGATAGAAACTTCAAAATTACTTAAATGGGATCTTGATAAATCTTATGGGTTTTGGATAGATTGTGACGAGACATTAGTTATATCCAAAGACTTTAATAGAAAAAACTTATTAAAGGATATCTATATGCTAAGTGCACATATTGGTAAGATGAAATATACTAGAAATACTTTTTTTAAATTGTCAAAAAAATTTGAATGGTATGGACCAGTACACGAATTTATAAGGCCAACACAAAAAGAATATAGTCCAGGTGGTGTAATCAAAGGATTGTATGTTGATGTTAAGATGGAGGGAGCATCGTGGCAAGGTAATATTTCAGACAAATATAGATCACATGCATCTATTCTAGAGAATTATATAGATAATGATAGAACAGATCCAAGATGGATATTCTACACCGCACAGTCCTATTATGACTCTGCTTCAACTGAGTCAAAAAGTGATAATGATGAAAGGCTAAGAAGATCTATGCATTACTATAAAGAAAGAGTTGAAAGAAAAGATGGTTTTAAAGAAGAAATATTCTTCTCACAGTTTAGAATAGGTACTATTATGAAACGCCTTGAAGAACCTTGGTATTTAACACATCAAGAACTACTAAAAGCTTACTCACTAGATCCACTTAGGGGCGAATCCATAAAAGCAATTATAGATTATTATTTACAAATGGGGGATTGGGATAAGGCATATATTTATACTAAGTTTTCAAAGTCAACCTTCTGTGGTAAAAATCCATATCCCCAAAGAATATTATTTTTAGATAACTCTTTATATGAATGGAAGTTTGTGGAGGCAAATGTGGTAGCTAGTTATTATACTGGTAGGAAAGAGGAAGCTAAGTCTGATTTTAAAATTCTAAAAAATCTAATATCAATCAATCCTTCACTGTTTAGTGAAGATGATATATCTAAGATAAATCATAACGAAAAAATTTTTAACAAATAATGATATCTATAATAGTGGCAATGTCAGAAAATAGAGTTATTGGTAATAACAATTCTTTAATATGGAAGCTACCCAATGACTTGAAGAGGTTTAAAAGCATAACTAGTGGAAGTGCAGTAGTTATGGGTAGGAAAACATATGAATCAATTGGTAGACCTCTTCCAAATAGAAGGAATATAATAATTACTAGAAATGAAGATTATGAAGTAGAAGGTTGTGTGATGTGTAACTCATTACCAGAGGCTCTTATGTTAACTAACAATGATTGTTTTGTGATTGGTGGTGGTGAGATATATAGACAAGCACTACCAATTGCAAATAAGTTATACCTAACTATCGTTCATAACACTTTTGACGGCGATACTACATTTCCTGAACTAGATGAAAACTGGACTGAAGTACTAAGCGAAAGTAATAATAAAGATTATAAAAATGAATATGATTATACATTTGTAAACTATGAAAGATATAAATTCTAAAGGTAAAATAATAATGGTAGTTGGGCCACCTAATAGTGGGAAGTCTACACTAGCAACTGAGGTGCATACAGCACTAAAGAAAAATAATATAAATTCTATATTTGTATCAGAAGTTGCAACTGACTATATAGCCGAATATGGGACACCAGATACTCCAATAGACCAAATGGTTATATTTTATAAACAACTTAACAAGGAGAAAATGTTTATGAAAACAAAAGATTATATTGTTTGTGATTCGTCCTCTATTTTAAATTATTTTTACTTTAGGCAACTATTTGATAAAGAACTGTCAAATAAAGATATAGCATCAATAAATCATTTACAAAAAGAAATATTAAAACATATAAATAAGATAGATAGCATATTCTACATACCATCTATGGTTAATAATGATATAAATGACGGAATAAGGTTTCATAATGAGAATGAAATAAGTAATATAGAGAAATGGATAAAGTCTTACTTAGAACTAGAAAATATTGATCATTATGATTTAACTGATATTGATATTTCGAAAAGAGTTAAATACATCACGGATAGAATATAAAAAACCACTCAAATGAGTGGTTTTTTGTTAATAAATATTTTACTTATTTGCTCAAAAGACTTATCAAGTCCTCTGTTATAACCGTAATCATTTTCTTCCCATCTACATCTATAAGAGGTATATTCTTGACCATTGAAAACTTATCATTCCCACCCACTTCTATTTTTTCTATTACTCTACAAGCTTCTTTATTACCACTATACTTACTCACATAGTATGTCTTTAATTCATTCACAAACTTGTTTAGGTTAACACCTTCTTTATAATTGTATTTAACCATCTGTAGCTCGTTATTTTGCTTCTCTATCATTATATACCATATTGACTTTTTAGACACTTTAACGCTCTCTAAGAAGCTATATGCCTTTGATGCTTCTGCATTCTTAGGAAATTTGGCTACTCTTCCAATAGTTTCTACTTGTTCATTAGATACTTTCTCTTCCTTTTCTTCTTGGCTAGCAGTCTTACCAATAGTTTTACTCACAGAATCCTTAACTGTTTTTAAATCTTTATCATTAGGTAAGCTAACATCTTGCTTAAATGGCTTTAAATTCTTACTAGAACCTGGTTTTTCTATCTTAGTAGATTTTCTAGATAAGTTAGGATTCATAGGTATGTCAGAACCATCATCTGGTTTTATACCAGTTGATAAATCGACTTCTTCTACTTTAGATCTTTTAATATCGGAAAATTTTTTAAATCCAACTACCTTTCTTTTACTATCTGCCATTTGTTTGTTTATATTTATTGTTATATATTAAATATCTAAAATGTTTTTCTCTACTGCTTATAATCGTATTTATCAACGATATAGTTTTTGAAGTTTTTAACAACATTCATGTGGTCTAGGATTATAGATACAAGAGGTTGTAGTAATTTTAAAAATGTATTCATTGTATCATTCTTATATATATGTGGGCTTAGGCTATTATCTAGTACCGATTCATCATATTTGACAAAGGAAGTATTATCATTATGTCTGCTTTTCATAAACAATAATTCAGAATTTTGTTTCTTCTCGTATAGCATTATGAATTTGGTTTATTTTTAGAATCAACAGTTCCCTTTTTAATTATATTCACAGACTTCATTTGATTAACATCTATATCTGTAGAATAGTATATATCATTACGATCATAAAACCCACCTCTTATTATAGGCAATTCTTCTGGTTCAAATATAATATCACCTAACACTGGATCTAATCCAATGACTTCATTTGGGTTATAAGATACTGACTTCTTTATGGATATATCATTGTTGTACTTGGAGTCAAATTTAGCTAGGCTATTTTTTTGCCTATTTATATTCTCTCTATGATAGTCTTCATTTTTTTTACTTATGAATTTAACATCAACCGAATGTATATCTGTTATAGTTGACAATTCACGTATTAGGTCTAACTTAGGTATTCTGTCTATTCTTCTCAAATCTAAGAAATACTCGGATATTTTATCTAATATTTGTGCATTTACAGAATCATCGGTTGTGTCAGAATATGGTATTACAAAAACATTCATAACATAATATGATAATTTTGGTGAGTCTATTCTATATTTTCTAGTAAGTTGTATTGTTCCACTAGATTTGAGATATTTATCTATTTTAGATTTTTCATATCTATCTAACTCAAAGGCTCTTTTATCTATTGTAAAATAATCAGCATTTTGGTTTTTGAATAGTCTTACATTTGGTGTTGCAACTATAAATATAGTACCAGTCCTTTCATATGCATTAACATGTGAGAAAACACCTAATTTTTTAATTTGATATGCATACTGTTGAGGTAATGCTAATACAAAATTATTACTAGATATTGGTAATATATTTTTGGTAAACTCTATGCTTTCAGCATCAGCACCAAAGTTTACATCAGTATATATGTCTATATTAAATACATCAGTAGGATCAATAACCTCACCATTTCCATCTATTACATCCCCAACGAATCTCCAGTCATTTCTAGTTCTTCTGAATATATTACCATTAGAACCATCTGTTAATAAATAATTAACAGTTATAATAGATCCTATCTTTGGAATAGCACCAAATCCAGAGTTCCCGAATATTATATCAACACCACCATTAAACCCAGTTCTTATAACACATGCCTCTTCTTCTGGTATCATTTCCCATATGTGTTTTTTGGATTCCCAAACATCTCCATTAACAGTAACTTCAACATTAAAATTTTCTATGTCTCTTTGTCCAGGATTTCTAACTGAATAGGTTTGTAATTGAGATCCATCACCTGTATATCGCCTTACTTCCCACCTACCTTGAATTATTGGTAAGAATAAGCTATAATTTGGTGTTATCTTATGTGTGATAGTATCAACGCCTAGGTTAATAGAATAATCTAATGAATTAGTATTGTTTCTAATTAGAGTTCTATTTGTAAATGTAATTCTACCACCAGGTATGCTACTTGATATATCAGAGTCTGTTTTAAGTGTCATTCTTATTGTACCAGATGAACTAATTGCTCTACCTGGTATATGACCAGCTGCTATTGCTTCGTTTCTTATTATTCTAGGATTGTTAGACCCTGGATTGGTTAAGTCAAATTGACTTATTGAGTTTTTTAGATACAATAGTGACATTTGGTGTAAGTTTTGCACAACATATAATATCTGACCATAAGGAGAGGCGGGGGAGAACAACACACCAGCTTTATTATAAGTCTCTCTTAGATACCTCTCGATTTCTTCCTTTATACCACTAAAGGTTATTTCTGAAAATTTAGTAACTGACATATTATTTTATTGTTTTATTTTTTCTCAATATCTCTTATGTAATCATAATCAAATCTATCCTTTTCAAAAATATCTTTAACATCACTTGTAAATTTATCAATACTAGAATTTCTTTCTACGAGGTAAGAGTCCTCTAGCATAGGATTTGACTTATACGACCATTTAAATTCTTCTCTCTCTAGATCTTCTTTCTTAATTATAGAAAACATAGTCCTATTTTCCTCATTAACAACTATTTCTATATAATTGCTATGTTTTTTGTTATATTTTTCTACTATTTCTACTGAAGAAAACTTATCTGATAAGTCAGAGTGTATTTTATTTATATTTTTCTTTAACCCCATCTTTATTTTTCTTTTATATATTAAATTTATCAATCCCACCTATTCATTAATGTATTTAAGACATTAGTTGCATTTCCATTTGAGAAATTAAATATATAATACACTTAAAGGTTAAAAAATAATTTAAAAACGAATGGGTTTCTCAGACATAAGACAATTAATAGATGAGTATGGTGTGTTAGGCATTTTGTCTATTGTTGCCATATTTTCAATAGTATCTATTGTTAAAAGTAGGTGGTTTGGTGATATTGTTAGCAACTTCTATACAAGTATTATAAAAAGATTTATGAGAAGTAAAACAAAGACATCAAAGCCAATTAAGGATGCTACTGAATCAGATGTACTTAATCATGACATATTTAATTATGTTGATTACTGGACTATATCTAAACTTCCTGCATTACAACTTTCGACTGCATATAGGACTGTTGTATTTAGAAAATATTTGACAATATTCTTAGCTTCTTATAAAAAAAACATTTATAATTATGTTGATTGTAAAAATTATCAAGATATGGATCAAGCAGAACTATCAACTTCTTTACTGAATCTGTTGAATATCATAATTTATGATTATGAAAAAAAGGCTAATGATGTTGGTATTCCACAAATAGTTATAGATAAAATGAGAGTTAAGAACAACTCTAATATATCATTAACTATAGATTTGATAGAGGGGATTTGTAGTTCACAATTTTATGAGTCTACTAAAAATTTATTGAAAATATATTCAATATTAAATATTATTCTATCTATACTAGAAAGTACTATATCAGGATCAGAGGCTGTTTGTGACTCTATAAATGGTAAGCTAAGTGGAAATACATTTGAGGGTAAGATAGAACCATAATATTAAATTAAAGTCTTTTAATGGAATTTTTTATTATGTCAATTATATTGGATGTATCAAAAAAAGTATCAGTGATTTGTAAATCATAAATATTAAAATCTTTAAAGTCTATATCATCCCCAATGAATCTTCGAGATACACTATCACTGTGGTCATTTCTATTAATAACTCTTTTTTTTCTAACATCTTTATCTATATCTAGATATATTACAAATATGCTATCTCTTTGGTTGTTTTTTAAGTATGAATTGATTTCATGTGGTGTCATTACCATAAAATCAGAGGTATTAAAATTATCTAGAGTTATACCATAATACCAGATTGGTTTATCTAAACTAGATGTTATCTCTATTTTTTGATATATTACCATCTCATTATTTTTTATATAGTGTTCGAATTTTTTATTATTAGTATAATGGTAAGTTATATTATGTTTCTCATTCTTCCGAATTGGACGTGTTGTATATTTTAAACACTTTACCATATTTTCTTTATCTAAACTATCCATTAAGTAATCTTTACCAGATCCACTTTTCCCAACTATTATTATTTTCTTATTAAACACAAATAACTTTTTTAATTATATACCATAAACATTTTAAGTTTATATTATTATTCTATTATTTTATATTCTTTTTTAATTTTTTCTAAGTCTGGCATTTCTAAGTCATTATCTCTAATGAATGTTTGTAGCCTATCTAACATAACAGTATCTCTGTTTCTAACTATTTCATAGTCTATGAAGTCTTCTATTAAAAAGCTATTAGCACTTCTGATAAAGGTATATACCAAGAGATATACTTTGTTTTCCTCTATATCTATAATTCCATTTACTTCTGGGAAATGTTCTAAATCTGTTAATCTGTTAATATTACAAAGAAAATCACCACCTACTGTTTGTGGGCTACCTTTTAATGTCTCTAATTTATTGCGATGTACCATATAAATACCACCTACTGTTTGTGGTCCACCAACCAAAGTCTTTAAATTATTCAGAAAACAATAAAATCCACCACTTATTATCTGTGGCCCACCTTCTAATGATTCTAATCCATTACCATGGCAACTAAAGCTACCACCTACTGTTTGTGGGCAACCTTCTAATGATTTCAATTTGTTAAAATTACAACTAAAACTACCACTCACATAACTAAATCTAAGTGGTAGTCTCATTAATTTTAAATCATTTAAATCAACATCTCCATCAACATCGATACTCAAATCATCATTGATAGTGTAATTCTCTATATTATATTTTTTACATGCTTTTACAACACCATTTCTTGTCTTTGGGAATTTAAGACTTACACTCTCAAATATTTTATAGGGTTTCATATGTTTCATTCTATTCAATTATTTTATAGTGTTTTTTAATATCTTCTAAATCAGGCATTTCTAAATCATTATCTTTAATAAAAGTTTGGAGTCTATCTAACATAACAGTATCCCTGTTTCTAACTATTTCATAGTCCACAAAATCTTCTATCATAAAATTATCACCATTTTTGATAAAGGTGTGTACTAAGTAATATACAGCATTTTCATCTATATGTACATTACCATTTATTTCTGGGAAGTGTTCTAAGTCTGTTAATTTATTGTTATAACAATGAAAATGACCATCTACTGTTTTAGGACAACCCTCTAGTGTCTTTAATCCACTAGCATCACACTCAAAACTGTTACCAATATAATTAAATCTAAGTGGTAAATAATCTAATGGTAACTCACTTAGGTCTATGCTACCATCTGTATCTATGCTTAAATCATCATTAATAGTATAGTTTTCTATTTCATATTCTCTACATAGTTCTATCACACCATCTCTTGTAGTTGGAAAGTTAGGACCGACACTCTCAAATATTTTATAGGGTTTTATATGCTTCATTTTACTTTTTAATTGTGGTAAACTCTTTTTTTAAGAAGTTATTGAAATTCATAACAGATTTGCCCTTCTTGCTATCATCTTTAACACCATTCTTATCATCTTTTTTCTTCTGATTGAATGAATTTCTAAGAGCTTTTAAATCTATTTTCTTCTCTCTTGACTTCTTACCAGTCATAGCACCATGATTTCTACCCATCGGTACCATTTGGAAAACCCTATTATTACCACTTGGATTATAAGGTGCTGCCACATCACCAGATCCAGATGTTCCACCATTGCTTGCCCAGCTAGTTCCTATAGTCTGACCACCAAGACCTGATGGTTGTGATGAGACGATAGCTCCTGCTCCACCACCTGCTGATGGTCCGCCAGTAGCCGAAGTGTTTTCAGTTAGTTTTGATTCTTCTATTTTTATAGCATCTAAAACGTTATACATTTTCAAACTACTAAGTTCTCTATTACTTATTAATTTGCTCTTTAAATTATAAAGTTGTTCTAAATTAAGATTTTTCATATTCTTTTAAAGCATTTAAAGTATATATAAAAATAAGATAATGTATTAGTTATTCTATTATTTTATAGTGTTTTTTTACTTCTTCTAAATTAGGCATTTCTAAATCAAATCCTTCTATGAATGTTTGGAGTCTATCTAACATAACAGTATCACCATTTCTAACAATCTCATAGTCTACGAAGTCTTCTATCATAAAGCTATCCGCTTTATTAATAAAGGTATATACTAAGTGATATACTGCGTTTTTCTTTATACTTATAAACCCATTCACTTCTGGGAAATGTTCTAAGTCTTTTAATTCATTATCAGAACAACGAAAATCACCACCTACTGTTTGTGGACAGCCTTCTAGTGTTTTTAATTCATTATTATAACAATTAAAATCCCCATTTACCGTTTGTGGACTACCTTCTAATGTCTTTAATTCATTATAACCACAACCAAAATTACCACCTACTGTTAGTGGACTACCTTCTAACGATACTAATATATTTTCACGACAAAAAAATCCACCACTCACATAATTAAATCTAAGAGGTAGATATTTTAAGTCTTGTATATTTAAATATACACTACCACCAACATCGATACTTAAATCATCATTAATAGTATAGTTTCCTATTCCATACCTATTACACACTTGTATAACTTCTTCTCTTGTAGTTGGGAAGTTAGGACTTTTATTCTCGAATATTTTATAGGGTTTTATATGTTTCATGTTTATTCTATTATTTTATAGTGTTTTTTAATTTTTTCCAAATCTGGCATTTCTAAATTATTATCTTTAATGAAAGTTTGGAGTCTATCTAACATAACAGTATCTCTGTTTCTAACTATTTCATAGTCGTTAAAATCTTCTATCATAAAGCTATCAGCATTTTCAATAAAGGTATACACTAATAAATTTACTTTGTTTTCCACTATAATTATACCATCACCTACTTCTGGGAAATGTTCTAAGTCTTTTAATTTATTAAAAGAACAATCAAAGTAACCACCTACTGTTTGTAGACCACCTTCTAATGATACCAATTCATTTCCATAACAAGAAAAGTTACCACTTACTGTTTGTGGACTACCCTCTAATGTCTTTAATTCATTATAACCACAATCAAAATTACCGTTTACTGTTTGTGGACTACCTTCTAACGATACTAACATATTTCTATTACAAGAAAAATAACCACTCACATAATTAAATATAAGAGGTAAATATTTTAAGTCTTGTATATTTAAAAATACATTACCATTAACATCAATACTTAAATCATCATTAATAGTATAGTTCTTTATTTCATACCTTTTACACACTTGTATAACTCCCTCTCTAGTAGTTGGGAAGTTAGGCTCAGCACTCTCGAATATTTTGTAAGATTTTATATGTTTCATTTCTATTCTATTATTTTATAGTGTTCTTTAATTTTATCCAAATCAGGCATTTCTAAGTCATTATCTCTAATGAATGTTTGAAGCCTGTCTAACATAACAGTATCACCATTTCTAACAATCTCATAGTCTACGAAGTCTTCTATCATAAAGCTATCTGCTTTATTGATAAAGGTATATACTAATAAATTTACTGTGTTTTCCTCTATATCTATAATTCCATTTACTTCTGGGAAGTGTTCTAGGTCTTTTAATTCATTTCTATAACAACTAAAATTACCACCTACGGTCTGTGGACCACCCTCTAGTGTTTCTAATTCATTATGTATACAATTAAAATCCCCATTTACCGTTTGTGGACTACCTTCTAATGTCTTTAATTCATTATAACCACAACCAAAATTACCACCTACTGTTAGTGGACTACCTTCTAACGATACTAATATATTTTCAGGACAAAAAAATCCACCACTCACATAATTAAATCTAAGAGGTAGATATTTTAAGTCTTGTATATTTATTAAATATACACTACCACCAACATCGATACTTAAATCATCATTAATAGTATAGTTTCCTATTCCATACCTATTACACACTTGTATAACTTCTTCTCTTGTAGTTGGGAAGTTAGGACTGTTGCTTTCAAATATTTTATAAGGTTTTATGTGTTTCATTTTTATTCTATTATTTTATAGTGTTTTTTAATATCTTCTAAGTCAGGCATTTCTAAATCATTATCCCTTATGAATGTTTGGAGTCTATCTAACATAACAGTACCTCTGTTTCTAACTATTTCATAGTCATTGAAATCTTCTATCATAAAGCTATTGGCTTTATAAATAAAGGTATATGCTAAGTGATATACTGCGTTTTTATTTATACGTATAAATCCATTCACTTCTGGGAAGTGTTCTAAGTCTTTTAATTCATTATTGACACAATTAAAATTCCCACCTACTGTTTGTGGACAACCTTCTAATGTCTTTAATTTATTATCATGACACACAAAATTACCATCTACTGTTTGTGGACTACCTTCTAATGTCTTTAATTCATTATAACCACAATCAAAATTACCACCTAGTGTTAGTGGACTACCTTCTAACGATACTAATATATTTTTAAAACAATCAAAACCACCACTCACATAATTAAATCTAAGTGGTAAGTATTCTAAATTTCTATTATCTAAATAAACAACACCGTCAACATCGATACTCAAATCATCGTTTATGGTATAATTTCTTATATTATATCTTTTACACACTTTTATAACCTCATCTCTTGTAGTTGGGAAGTTAGTGCTAGCACTCTCGAATATATTATAAGGTTTTATATGTTTCATAGAGTATATATTAATTTGTATATTATGTATTAAAATATAAACAAAACATGTTTCTTATAATATATAAATATAAAGGTAACCACCACCCAATGGATAGAATTAAAGAGTTAGAATTGAAAAAACTTATAAAAGAGTTAGATTATATAGAAGAAAACTATAATTATGTATCCGAAATAGTCTCAAATTCTGATGATTTATTCACAAAAGCTATTGATGATGTTCTAGAAGATAATCCTAGTCTTAAAAAAGCATATAACAATAAATTAGAACAAGCTCTAAACAAAGACTTAGAAAATAAAATAAAAGAACTTAAAAATGAAATATCACAAGAAAGTAAAAAGAATGATGATAATAAGGAAGAGAAGGAAAGCATTGAAGAGTCTGTTGGAAAAGTGGATGATGATATAAAGTTAAGACAATTATATAGGTCTATTGCTAAAATAACACACCCAGATAAAGTTAAAGATAATAAAAAAAATAATACGTATATAAATGCTACTGTTGCATATAAAGATAAGGATAGAATAGCTATGTATAGAATATGTGATGGGTTAGATATAAATTATAGCCTAGATGAAAGTGATAAGGATAACATGTTAGGAGTAATAGATTCTTATCGAGATAAAACAGTATTTTTGGAATCTACCTTTACCTGGAAATGGTTTAATACAGAGGATAATAAAACAAAAGAAAATATTGTTATGACATTTATTAAAATGAAGTTAAGATAATGCTTTATTTACCAAACCAGTCCCATCTACAAGATCCACAATCAAAAATTCTATAATATCCAATTTCATTCATTATTTCTATTTCTGTTTTATCTGAACTATACCCCATTTTAACAAGCTTGTCCTTCCTCCAGTTAAACCTATGTGTTTTTATACCATCAATAACCCAGTAATAATTAGGTACAGTTTGATGATTTCTCTTAAATTTTAATACATCATACAGATTTCCCTTTCCCCTAGACGAATCACTATAACTCATTACATATTCTGGATTATAATTCTTTATGAAGAAATTAAATAACTTAGATGCACCACCTATAACAGATGTATTTATCTTATTACAGAACCTTAATAACTCCCATCTATTTGCAGAGGATTTATGACCTAAAGATTTTCTAAGGCTACCAAAACTTATTAAACTAACTAGTTCTTTCTCAAAAAATAAGCCTATTTTAACTCTAGAACCAACAAATCCTTGTATATGATTGTCTAATAAAAACTTCTTAACTATAGAGTTATCTTTTATCTCTTTAATAACACACTTTCTAGCAAATATCCTATCTGATTTATTTAACTTATAAGATATAATAGATTTTACAATATCTTTCTTATAATCCCAATCATCTTCCCAAATGTGTATTAATTGAATATCAACATCTTCACACTCTTTACTTTTGTCTAAATGGTAACTCTTGGTCTTAAACAAATCACTATGCCAATAAAGTCCATTAAACTCAAATGCTATTTTTAAAGAAGGTATATATATGTCTAACTCCTTTGATATAATATTCCTAGCATTTGAAACAATCTTTCCCTTGTATATGCTTTTTATAAAGTCTAATACTTCTAGCTCTTTATTAGATTTACCACTAGATATAGGATTACAATATACACATACTCCACTATTTGATTTAATGCGAAACCACATAAGTTGTCTATTTATACTAAAATGCTTATCACATGTTTCACACACTAGCTTAAACACAGTATCAGTATTGTTATTATTTTGCTTCTTTGATATAAAGGATACTTCTTTTGGTAAAGAATCTATAAGGCTTTTCATTTGTGTATTATTATAAGAATCAATTCTTTTTTTAGCTATTGTATTTGCCTTAAAGTGATGGTCAACTCCCCATTTTTTCATTGATGATTCTTTTATCTTCTCATTCCTATAGTCATTAAACAATGATATACTACCCCAATTTTCTTCTAGTGTTTTCTTCTTCTTTTCATCTATTAACTTCTTTTCATCTAATGATTTGTCCTTATTAGAATTTGCCCTTGTTCTAATTATATCCTCTCTATCTGTGTTGTGTGAAAAGGTACTTATGCTTTTCTTAGATATTAGATTTGATTGCTGAGCCCATTTAACACCATACCTATCATCCATAGTGGAGTTAAATTTAGCCTTAACATCATTATTGTGCATATAATGCTTACCATCCCATTTCTCTTTAATCTTATATTGTTCTTTATCTTTTATCTCTTTTGACTTCTTAGGATTGTCTACACCATATTTATCTATACAAGTATTTTTTCTTGATATAACTACACATTCTTTAGAACCACATGTTTTTCTATGTCCATTTTTAAAGCCTATGAACTTAGTTCTTTGTCCACAAAAACATAGATTCGGTATATTAATTCTATTTATATAATAATATATTTTTTCTGATGTTGTTAAGGGAATATCCATAAATGATTTACCAAGTGAGTCATTTATGTGTTTTAAATACAAAAAGTTCTCACTATTATTCAAAAAGCTACACAATGATCCTATATTACATGTCTTTTTTTCTATTAGTTCTCGCATGAGTAAGCATATATGTTTTAGTATATATCAAATATAGCCACTTTCTTAATATCAGAAAATAATATATAAGTAAAATACTATTTATTTATGGAAGGAGAAGATTACAAACCATTTCAAGGTGGTCAAACAATAGAAGAGTTTATAGATTCTATACAAACAGAATTAACAATAGCATGTTCTTTACCTAAGACATTACCAGATGAGGCAATAAGGCTTACAATAGAAAAAAGAGCATTGCCATATTTCTATAGGTCTTATATGTATGCAGTTCAGAAAATGTACTTTTTAATAAGAAAGGAAGCCTTTCAGACAGATGAATTTACTAAGTATAACTATGTGACAGTTCCTTGTGAAATACAGTCTGTAACTTACTTATATGAAGTTAGAGGGGATTCATTGTTTCAGTTGGGTATTAATACTCCTAATATGTCGGTTAATTTAGGTGTTACAAATCAACCCTACCTATCTTCCTACGTAACCACAATCGGTGAGCTTGGGGTGTATAAAACAGTACTAGATAGTATGTCTGATATGCTTAACCAGATGAATAAGTATACATTAAAGCACCAATACAACCAATTAAACCACAGATTACACATATTGACTAATATTAAGCACAACGTGATTATGGAAGCCTATGCCGATATTCCTAAAGAGAATTTATTTAACGATGACCTTTTCTTTAAATATGTAGCAGGGTATGCTAAACAACAACTAGGCAACATGGTTGGTAGGTATGACTTCTCATTGCCTGGTGCTGTTAAGATAAATGGAGCTGACTTGGTATCACAGGGAAAGGAGGAAACTAAGGAGGTTACGGATTATATAGGCGAAATGTCTAATTCATCATTCTTCTTCATGGTTAAAAAATAAAATCTTTGTTCACCATCTATGGTATCCATATTTTTCTCATATATAATATATGAAAACAATATGCATATATACACTAGTAGATCCAATAACTAATCAGATAAGGTATGTTGGCAAAACCCAATTAAAGGTAAATAAAAGGCTAAATGCACATATAACAACTTCTAAGCTAGGATCAAAATCTCACAAAGCTAATTGGATTAGATCTCTACTTGAAAAAGATAAAAAACCTACTATAGAAGTTATTGATGAGGTTTCTAGTGAGGATTGGGAGTTTTGGGAAACTTACTGGATAACACAACTAAGATGCTGGGGATTTAACCTAACAAACTTAACTAGTGGTGGCATAGGACTTAATGGTTATAAACACAATAAAGAGAGTAAGCTAAAAATGAGAAAATCCAAACTAGGATGTACTTTGACAAATTCACATAAAGAAGAAATTTCAAAATCTGTGAAAGACATATACATAGATAGACCAAACTATAATAGGAGTGGTAATAATATTAAAAAAGTAATTGATAAAGACTTACTATACAAATTATATATAACGGATAATCTATCTATACCAAGTATTTCTAAGGAATTGGGTTTTAGTGGAAAGAAAATATGGCAGTCTTTACAAGACCATAATATTAAAAAAGAAAAAGAAGTTTGGAAAAAACAACTTAGTAACTCAAAGAAAATTGTGTATCAATATAGTTTAGATGGTAACTTTTTAAAAGAATGGGATTCCCCAGCTCAAGTAAATAGAGAACTAGGTTATAATAAAGGCAATATAGCAAATGTGTGTAGGGGTTTGTCAAAGACAGCAATGGGATTCATATGGAGATATAAAGATGAGTTCATTAAGATTGATTTAGATTTGATAAGATAAGCAATATTTGTAACTTAATATATACTTTATGAATCATATTAAAAAATTCGAAAATTATACACCTGAATTAAACTATTCATTAGAATATTATAAAAAATTCAAAGAGTCGGATTTTCCCAAAACTCTAACTTTTAGTAATCCTAAAGCAACATATAAAAGAGTTGCATTTGTACCAGGATCTAATAAGGTATTTATGGACTATCGTTTAGATAGTAAAGATCCTAATAGGGATAATAGTTACGAAGGAAGTATACCAGAGCAAGTTAGATTTAATTTTTCGGTCACATATGATATGACTGACAAGAAAGAGAAAACTAAATGCTTTGTGAAGATTGAAGCTGGGACACTTACTTGGTTAGAATTTGATTATGAGGATGGTGAAATTGATTACATGGATGTCAAAAGAGCTAAACTAACTACAAAATCATTTAGTGATATAAAAAAAATACTCAAAAAATACTCAATATAATTATGGAAAAAAGAAACAAAAGATTTATAAAAACAATGGCAATGTTTATAAAAGAAAGTGCTGAAGTGGACGAAACTTATATAGAGACAATTGAATTTGATGATGAAACATTAACTATACACAAAATTGCGGATAGTCCATTAAAAACACAGTTTTATGCTAATACATTGGAAGGAGAATCTTACATTGATATAAGTAAGATATTATCTGATAACATGTTAATAGATGCTGTGTGGATAGAGAAAGGTGGTGATGAAGAAAGAATAGCTGATAAAATAGATTGTTTGTCTAAAACAGACAAAACTACTAAGGCTGGTTTTAAAACTTTCATAATGTATAAAATGAATAAATAAAAAAAACCACCTCTAAGGTGGTTTTTTTTATTTATTGAATCTATTAAAAGACATTTGTGATATTTGAATAATCTCTGGTCCGCCTATAAAATCTTCTAGTGTTCTACACCCAGTATATGACATAGCGGATTTTAAATAATCGCTAAAGTTTTCTACCCATCCGTCCAAAGTATATTCGACCAAGTTATATTTGGTTATACCTTCACCTGTTTTTAAATCTTTTTTATTCCAGGCTTTCTGTACTTCTTTTGTTGACATACCTCTATAGTATTTATATACATTATCACCACTTTCAAATAATGTCCTAGCAGTCATATAATCCTTTTCTACATAAGTATTATCACTAAGCTTAGTATAACTAGTGCTACAACTTTCCATACATTTATTAAAAATACCACCAAGCATAACATAATCAGCACCAACTGCAATGGCTTTTATAACATCTGAAAAGCTTCTAAAGCCACCGTCTGCTATTATTTTTGTTGGCTTAGCATACAACAATCCTATATCATAACACTCTGATATAAGCGATGCCATTGGGTAATGGATAGATACATTGGCAGATGTTGTACAAGAACTTCCACCACCTATACCAACTCTTATATAATCAACACCAATAGCACAATAAGTTTTATATGTTTCTGGGTTGGCTATATTACCAACCATAAGTTCCTTATCATTGCCATACTTATCTTTTATCTTTTTTGATATATTTATAAGTTTTTCCATATGACCATTAGCAACATCTATTAGTATCCTATTTGGTAATAACAAATCATTATTTACTTTCTCTATAATATCATCAAGTCCATATGAATAGAAATACTTCTGTTCACTGCCTTTCTTGAACTTAACATTTCTAGGTAGACAAACGTTTATATCCTTATCGTGAAATGTTTTAGAATTATCCCCGTCAATAACTGTATCCATTGGTGCAGTGAATAAAGGAAGCATATTATATAAGTCTTTTATAGTAACTTCATTTCTTGAAGATATGCTACTTATAGCCTGTGGTACTAATGATATGTCATTCCAATCTAGTTTTATATCTCTCATATTAGTAAAAGATATATCTACCTTGTTCATCATCTATACAATAAATAGAAATGGGGTATAGTTTGACAATTCCTTTCTCTTCCTTTACCATAACTCTAATAGTTCCATCTATAATCTCTTGATTACTTATCTTAGCAGTTGAGCCATTAAGACCTTTGAATACAGAAAAACTATCACTAGTGCTATATATTTCCATAAAGTTCTCATTACCATTTATCCTACCCTTCATACTTTTGGGATAGGCTTTGTTAATCATACTCAAGATAGAGTCTTTCTCTGTGATTTCTACTTTTACTTCGTGTTTTGTCATTTTAATGATTTTTATTATTTATTATTTATTGTTTTATGCTCAATGTTCTAAAAAGTTTAATAAAAGGAGGCTTTGAATAATAATATATACTTTTAACACCGAGGGGCGAATGCCCTTACTTTAGGATCGGTGTAGTTATAACAACTATAAAAAGCCAGAAATTCGCTACTTCTGGCTTTTATTTTTAAAGATATACTTGCTTTAACTTTAAATTTCTTATAAATGATTTATTTTCTATAACTTCTGAATCAGTAACTGACAATATAAATATGACTCTAACATCACCGTTTTTGAAAGTCGATGCAATTGTCATTCTTTCTATAGTAGAATTGTATAATACATAAGACACTTTAGGACTATTATCATCATATATTATAAATTCAATATCGCCACTAGTTCCTTTAATATCTAAATACACTTTTTTTGGAATGGTGCATGTCATTCTGACTGATTGCCAACTTTGCCAGCTATTAGGTCTTATGTTACTAACAATCTTATTACAAATGTAAAATACACTATTGTATATGAATTTCATTTTATTTATTTATTAATTTAAAACAAATATACTAAATAATTATATATTGACAACATAATAGTTGTATAAAAAATATATGGATAAACAAGTCTTATATTAATATAAGTTAAACATATCAAAAGATATTAAAAAATATCTAGAAATAACTAAACATAGTAGAGTTATAATGATATATATAGTAAACAAAATTTAATTATATGAGCAAACAAGAAGAACCAATTTTAAAGGAAAATCCAAATAGATTTGTAATATTTCCATTACAACATAACGATATTTGGCAAATGTATAAAACAGCAGAACATTCATTTTGGACTGCCGAAGAAATTGATCTATCACAAGATATGGACGATTGGGAAAATAAGTTAAATGATGATGAAAGATTTTATGTTAAGAATGTCTTGGCTTTCTTTGCGGCAAGTGACGGGATAGTTAACGAGAATTTAGCTGAAAATTTCTTAACTGAAGTTCAGTATGCAGAGGCTAAATTCTTTTATGGCTTCCAAATCATGGTAGAAAATATTCACTCGGAGACTTACTCTCTATTAATTGATACTTACATCAAAGATAATGAGGAGAAAGAGCGTTTGTTTAATGCACTAGAGACTGTACCTTCTGTGAAAAAGAAAGCAGATTGGGCTTTACAATGGATTGAATCAGATTCATTTGCTGAGCGTTTAATTGCTTTTGCAGCAGTTGAGGGTATATTTTTCTCTGGATCATTTTGTTCTATCTTCTGGTTGAAGAAAAGAGGTTTAATGCCAGGTCTTACATTTTCAAATGAACTTATATCAAGAGATGAAGGCTTACATTGTCAATTTGCAACTATGATACATAACGATCATGTTATAGACCAAGTTCCAAAAGAAAGAATTAAGGCTATATTATGTGATGCTGTTGAAATTGAGAAAGAATTCGTATCAGAATCTTTACCAGTTGCACTTATTGGTATGAACGCAGACCTTATGAAGCAGTATATAGAGTTCGTTGCAGACTTCTGGTTATTAGAACTAGGTTGTGAAAAAGTTTATAATTCTGAAAATCCATTTGATTTTATGGATATGCTTTCTTTACAAAACAAAACCAACTTTTTCGAAAAAAGAGTGGGTGAATATCAAAAAGTATCTGATAAAGCTATTGATTATGATGACCTTGATGAAGATTTCTAGAAATTTATATTTCATTTTAATAAAAACCCATAATTATATTATGGGTTTTTTTATTTAATATATAACGTAAGTGATAAACTTAAAATGAGTAAAATAAACTATGAAATATTTAAGCAAATTTAGTGAAGTAGAAGTAATAAATGAATCTTTACCTAGGCAAAAAAGTGTAGACCAGCTGGAAAGAGTTATGAAGTTATCTTCTAAGACAGATATAGGGAACAGAATATCAGATATGAGTAAGGAAGGTGCTAATATTGTGTATATTAGAAATCCTATTGAGAATGGATTAGAGTCATATGAAGATTTTGAAAAAAAGAATAAAAAGTTTATACCATCATGGAACTTAAAGCATTTAATGTCTCCTTTTAACGAAAGCTTTGAGTATGATAAAGATTCTAGAGGTAATACAGATCACAGCGAGACAGAAAAAATAGCAACTGAAATACTTCCTCGTTTAGAAAAAATGAGAAGTGACGGTGAATCTGTAACAGTAAGAGTATTGGATAATATGTTAGATAAGCTAAATATTCATAAAGGTAAATTTGACTCAGTAATGCACCATGTTGTTGATAAGGGATTTGACCTTGATATGGAACAAGATTTAGGTGCAGATGAAGATGAAAGCTACTTAGATATTAAGATTAAGTAATTACCTAAGAATCATATACTTAACACCATTAACTATTTTAGTTTTATACTTACTACCATCATTTACTTTTTTCTTAGTTGACTTTTTAGTAGACGAAGATGTTTTTTTATTCTTTTCTGGTTCTCCATACTTATTTTTAAGAAGTTCTTTCATTGAAAATTTTTCCATAGCAGTTATTTTTTTTTACAAATATAATATTTTAATATATATATAAATTAAAAATAAGTAAAAATATGATAATTACAAGCTATTCATTGTTCATCAATGAGAAAAACGAAACTAAAGAAGAAAAAATATATGAATATGGATGTGCTATGTTATACTTCAATGTTAAGAACTGGGGAGAAATAACTAGCTTTATAGACAAAGAGGATATAAGTGAGGATGGTTTAGAAGATGAACCACACTTAACACTTCTATTTGGACTTCATAAAGATGAAGTTAGCATAGATGACGTGAAAAAGGCATTTGAAGGTTATACTTCTATTGATATAGAATTAGAGTCAGTTGATTTATTTGAGAATGATAAGTTTGATGTTGTTAAATTCAAAGTTAAAAAAACTAAAGAATTGTTAGATATTAATGAAAAATTATCTATATTGCCACATACTACAGACTTCCCTGATTATAATCCACATATCACAATAGCTTATGTGAAGAAAGGTAAGGGTAAAAAGTATGTTGTTGATAATTACAATGCTACTCTATCATCTAAAAAAGTTATGTACTCGGCAGATGAAAAGACTATGTTTAAACTAGAATAATAACCTTAAAATAAATAAAATGAATTACAAGTCAATACCAGAAATGCTTAGTTGGTTAGAAAATAAATCTGAAATAAATTGGATTTTACTGGACACTGAAACCACAGGACTCAAAGGTTCTAAAATAGAGCAACTAACTCAAGTGTCTGCTAAGTTAGTTAAATATGATTATTTAGAAAATAAATTCTTATACAAGGCAGAATTTGATGAAAAAATATTATTAACCGCTGAAACAATTAGGCGTTATGATATAGTTAAGCCTATATTAGAGTTTAATCATTATGATGATGGTGATTATGTGTATAAAAATGAAAATATTGTACTAGATAGTTTTTTTGAATTTATAAAACAAAATACTCCTAGTCTATTAGTTGCACAAAACGCACCGTTTGATGTTGATATGTTAACTGGTAGGTATAATCATAAAATAGTTGAAGAAGTTTTTGATACTAAAATGCTTATTAGGTTATATTTAATACCTATTTTCCAAAAATTATCTGAAACTGATAACCATTATAAAGAACTCCTAAATAAAATTGGAACATCTGATAGAGACAATGGTCTTATATCATCTTCTTTGTCCAAAATCGGCCCAGCACTAGATATAGATATGAAAGGATACCATGATGCACTTACAGATTGTGTATTAATGGGTGAGATGTGTATAAGTATATTTAGAACTATGAAAGATAACCATTCTTTAGACATAGAGAAGTATCAGCTAGATAGAGTGAATGTTATAAAGACTAAGAAACAATGAAATTAGATACAATAGATAAAACAACAAGACCAGATTCCAAGCTATTTGAAGGTTGTTTAGTGTTTTGGAAATGTGAGGAAATGGTATATCTTAGAGTATATAATAAAGAAGCAGAAACTGGGATAATATCTTTCAAAAACCTTGATAAACCATATTTAGAAGGTCCTTTAGTTGAACTATCTATTATTTGGACACAGTGAACTTTAGATAGATAGGGTGAATATGTTAAATAAATACTAAAAAATAAACAAACAGTAATATTGCTTATATAAAGATTCAGTATTATAAAGTGTTGGGAAATAAAGAAAAATAAATAAAAATAAATCTAAACTTTTCAGACCTTTTTAATATAACATATATCAACAATTAAGTTGAATATAAAAACAAATAAAAAGCAATATTATGGAAGAATTAGATCAATTATTTGACGGAAGTCTAGACACGAAAATGGACTTCTTAGAGGAAAAAAAGACCTCAAACAACGATGGAATTTATCGTGTTGACTTGACAAAGGTTAAGGACACTAAAAGAGGATATCGTTCGGTTGTTAGGTTTTTACCTAACCTAACAGAGGAAGGTAAATTAGGACAAGTAGCACTTGAAAAGATTTCACACTATGTAGAAATTAAAGAACCAAGAGAATTAGGTGGTTATTATGACTCTCCTAAAAACTTTGGAGAACCATGTCCACTTACAAATCTTTTTTACCAGATGAAGAACTCTAAGAATGCAGTTCTTGTTGAGAAGGCGAACGTTCTTAACTACTCTAGAAAGTACTACTCTTATGTATTAGTACTTGAAGATGAGCAACAACCAGAGTTAGTTGGTAAGATTATGGTTATGCAGTATGGTAAGACAATTAAGGACAAGATTTCGGCAGAAAAGAATGGAGAAATCTCTGGTGAACCTTGTAATGTGTTTGAACTAGCAGATGGTAAGGACTTTGTATTAATCGTAAAAGAAATCTCTACAGGAGATGCAACTTACCCTGATTACAAAATGAGTATGTTTAAGCAACAAACTACATCTCTACCAATCTACTTTAAAGAAACTAAAGAGTTTAAGAATGTACCTTTAGATGAAAATAACAAAGTAAGTCAAAAGGCACAAGGAAAGATTAAAGGATTTTTATTAGATAGAGATCATAATGTAGAAGACTTCGGCCCTAAGCCACTTACTGACGAACAACATTCGAAAATTTCAGAAATTACGAATATATTACTTGGTAAGTCGTCTAATAGCTTTAATAGTGCTAATTCAACTAGTGCTTCTGAACAAAAGCCCGAATCAAGCGACTTCGATTTCGAGAATAACTTCACGGAAGGTAAAGAAGAAGCAGTTAGTACTGACGAAGATGACTTTTTTGACGACCTCTAGTAGATAGTTAATATTAAGAAAGCACACATTATACAATGTGTGCTTTTTTTTGTTGTATTATTAAACAAATTAATATTTAAGTATATAATAATAAATAATAAAAGTGTTTTGATAGAATATTTAAACAAAATTATTAAAACAATAAAAAATAAAATAAATAACATGACTTTAGCTAACAAAACTTTTAGAAACAATAAGACAGGAGAAACTATAAGAGTTTTAGATAATTTTGGGGATACTGTAGTTTTAGAAAACAAGACTAAGATTGATAAGAATGTATTATTAGATACATCTAAATACTCGGAACAAATAGATCCTAGTTCTTTTTTAGATACATCTAGTGCCTTTTCTAGTGTGCTTAATGACATCAAAAATCTAAAAACAGATGATATGATTGATGAAAATGTTAGTTTTGATAGAGATGACTCTTTTAAACCTTCTAGTAATGAGAGTGCAATCATACAATCTAGCGAAGAGGAAGAAAGAGCAGCATTAGCTAAAAAGTATGGTGCTGAGGTTGATGTTTCTGATAGTGTGAATAAGCAGAATGAAGCTATGAATAGAATCATAAACGGTGATGATACCCCTAGTGAAAATCCTAGTAATGCTAGAAAATCACAAGATATATCTTATGATACTAAACAAACTAGCGAAACTAGGGAAACTACAACAAGACAATCTAATGCAGAACCTATACAACAAACACAGAGGATAGATGAAGATCCGATTATAGCAATGTTTAAAAATGTCAAGAAGAATGTACCGTTTACTTTTGATTTAGAGATAGATAGGAAAATACCTCGTCTAGATTTTATAGAGATGATGGAGGATTCATATAATGTATCTATTATTGATTTTTTAGCTGAGGAATTCACTAGAGAGTTATTACATAATCCATCCTTAGTAAAAGATAGAATTAAGAGAGAAATTGAGATAAAAGTCTATGGCAAATCTAAATCTGATAAGAAAGAATCTAAACCTAAAGCTAAATCTAGTAAAAAGCCTAGTGCAAGTGATAGGGTTAAATCGATATCTAAGTTAGAAACAGTAGAAGAAATTGGTGTAGCTTTAAAAGGCGAGACTGCTAAGACTGTAAAAGAAGCGGGTAAGAAAAGAATTAGTGAACTAAAAAAATAGATATAATATGATTCAAGAAAATTTATTACAATCAGCAGTAACTATAAGACAAGAGTATTTAAAGGTTTCATCTAATATAGAACTATATCACAAAAGATCAAAAGAAATAGTATCTATTCTAGATAAGAATATAGAGAGTCTAGATAAGCTACAAAAAGACATCAAGAGTAAGAAGGTAACTGATCCAGAGAAATCAATATCTAAGCTAATGGAGGTTATTAAAGAGGTAGAGGTAGAGGGAAATAAGCTAGAAACACTTATGGCACCCATGAATAAAGAGATTGAGAAACTACAAAAGGAAGAAAATGAGTTATTTAGAACATTAAAAGAAAAAAACCCAGAATTATCTGATGATCAGATAATTAAAGAGGTTGGGGATAGGCTTAGACAAGAAAATTTATAAACTATTTAAATATTATAGTTGTATAACCAATTATTTATAATACATTTGTCAAAAATATAATATAATCTATTGGTATATGAAAACTAAAATAAGATTTAAAATAATAGGGCATAATAAAACAATACCCTTTAATTACAAAAAGAAAGTGTCTTCTTTATTTCTAAAAATGATAGGAAGCAAGAATAAAGCATTTTCAGATAAGCTACATGATGTAGATTTAATATCACCTTATGTTATATCTAATATAAGGTTTGAAAGTGGATACAAGATTGATAGAAAATTAGGATTTGATGTCTCATCTCCTGGATACATATCTATAGAAGTATCATCATTTGTTCCTGATATTCATTCTCTATTGAACGGATTAAAGGGAGAGATGTTCCATATAAGTGGTGACAATGATAGAATCTTTTTAAAAGTAGACTATGTGAGTTGCACTGACGAATCACTAGGTACAAGAGAAGATACTGATATAGTATACAGATCCACATTTAAATCAAATGACTTTTGTTTGCTCAAGGATGGTTATAAAAAAGGCATTCGTATTTCTTATGAACCACAAGAATTCGCATCTACAGAATTCAAAACTGCTTTCTTCCAAAACTTAATTAAAAAATATGAAAATACACAAAATACTAAAAGTAATTTTGATGTTAATTCTATGGATATTTTAATGGGATCAACTAGTAGTTCGCTTACTAAGATTAACTTCTCTGGGAAGAACCTAAATGTAAAAGGATACAAAGTAACTTTTAGTCTAATATGTCCTAATGAATTAAAGGAAGTCGCATATACAAATGGGATTGGTAATTATAACAAGAATCTATTCGGGTTCGTAAATCTAGTAAAATAA